GAGGCGTTTGCGCTGGGGCGCAGCATCCGCGAAGCACTGGCCAACTTGGCGGACCGACTGAGCCATCAACTGGCGGGCGAGACGGATCCGGTGGTGATCCATGAACTGCTCAGCCAGGAGCACCGCGCGGCACTGTCGGAGCTGAGCGAATGAACGCATACCGCGGCGGCTTCCTCGATGGCCTGCGACCTGACGCGCAGCTGACGGTTAGCGAGTGGGCCGATCAGTATCGGATGCTGAGCAGCAAGGCCAGCGCAGAGCCGGGGCCATGGCGCACCAGCAGGACGCCATACCTGCGCGAGCCGATGGACTGCCTGAGCACAGGGAGCACCGTGCAGCGTGTGGTGATGATGTTCGCAGCGCAGACCGGCAAGACCGAAGCCGGCAGCAACTGGCTCGGCTATGTCATCCATCATGCACCCGGCCCACTGCTGGCGGTGCAGCCCACGGTTGAGATGGCCAAGCGCCTGAGCAAGCAGCGCCTTGAGAGCATGATCACCGACACGCCGGTGCTGGCGGAGCGGATCGCGCCAAGCCGCAGCAGGGACAGCGGGAACACGATGTTCAGCAAGGAGTTTCCAGGCGGAATGCTCCTGCTCACCGGCAGTAACTCAGCCACCGGGCTGCGATCGACGCCGTGCCGCTACATCTTCCTCGACGAGGTGGACGCCTTCCCGCTGGATGTTGACGGCGAGGGCGATCCGGTCAGCTTGGCCGAGAAACGAGCGACGACGTTCGCGCGGCGGAAGATCCTGCTGACCAGTACGCCGACCATCAAGGACTTCAGTCGTATCGAGGCGGAGTATGAACGCAGTGATCAGCGCCGTTACTTTGTGCCATGCCCAAGCTGCGGCGCGATGCAATGGTTGAAGTGGTCGCAGCTCAAGTGGGAGAAGGATGATCCGAGTAGCGCGGCATACGAATGCGAGGCCTGCAAAGAGCGATTCGGGGAACTGCACAAGCCTGCCCTGCTGCGTGGTGGTGAATGGCGCGCCACTGCGCCTGGCGATGGCGGCAAGACCGCCGGGTTCCAGCTGAGTGGACTCTATTCACCGCTCGGCTGGCTGAGCTGGGGCGACATGGTTGACGAGTTCATGCGCAGCAAGGCGGATGCGCCGATGCTTAAGAGCTTCGTCAATACGCGACTGGCTGAGACGTTCGCAGAGGACTACGCCAGCAAGGTGAGCGCCAGCGGCCTGCTGGAGCGCTGCGAGCACTACAAGCCCGGCACTGTGCCAGATGGCGCATCCGCCATCACGGTCGGCGTTGACGTGCAGGACAACCGGCTGGCGATCAGTGTTTGGGCATGGGGGCGCGATGAGGAAGGCTGGCTGCTAGACCACCAGGAGATCCACGGCGACCCGAGCCGCGCAGATCTCTGGAAGCAGCTTGATCAGCTGGTACTACGCGAATGGCCGCACGCGCTGGGCCACGGCATCCGACCGCATGTGGTGGCGATCGACAGCGGCGGCCATTTCACGGCGGAGGTTTATCAGTACGCACGCGAGCGCGGCCGGCAGGGCGTCATTGCGATCAAAGGCGCTAGCCAGCGCGGCAAGCCACCAATCGGCAAGGGCAGCAAGGTGGATCTCAACGCCAAGGGCCAGACCATGAAGCGCGGCGCGGTGGTGCACCCGGTCGGCAGCGACACGATCAAGACCACGCTGTTTGGTCGGATCAGGCATAGCGAGCCTGGGCCCGGCTACCTGCACTTCCACATGGATGCAACGGTGGATTACTTCGAGCAGTTGACCGCCGAGAAGCAAGTGATGCGATACAACCGTTCAGGATTCCCGGTGCGCGAATGGGTCAAGAAGCCATCAGCGCGGAATGAGGCGCTGGATTGCTTGGTGTATGCCTATGCGGCGCTGTGCCATCTCTACACCCGCTACGACCGAAGGACGATATGGGATCAACTCGACAGGCCAGCAGAAGCACGCGCTAAGCCATCGCTAAGATCAGCTAAGGCTGGTTCGGCCTTCCTCAGCAACTGGTAACGGTGAACATCCCTGCGACAATTCGAGCCGGTGACACGGTGAAATGGCGGGATGATGCCAGCGTGGATGCGTTTGGCGCGGCCGTTACCAGCAGCACTTGGACGCTGACGTATTACCTGCGCACCAATACTGCAAGCGAAGGCGCGACGATCACCGGCACTGCATACGGCCAAGGGTGGGAGCTGACCATTGCCGCGGCCACGAGTGCTGGCTTCGACGCGGGGCAGTGGTACTGGCAGGCGATTGCAACTGCCGGCAGCGAGAAGCTGACGCTTGGCGCTGGCCAGCTTGAGGTGCTCGCGGCCTTGAACTATGCCGGCACGCCTGGTGCATTTGATGGCCGCAGCCAGGCACAGCAGGATCTTGATGCGGTGCAGGCTGCGATCCGCGCGATGGTATCGGGCGGCGCGGTTGCTGAGTACACCATCGGCAGCAGGCGGCTCAAGAAGCTGCCGCTCACGGAGCTGCTGCAGCTGGAGGCCAAGCTGAAATCTGATGTGAAGCGTGAGCAGGCTGCCGATCTGGCGGCCAATGGCCTGGGCAATCCCCACAACCTATTCGTGAGGTTCAGCTGATGGCCAAGAAGCGCAGGCAACAGGCGACACCATCAGCACCACGGCGGCGGATGTACCAAGGCGCGCAGTTCAGCAGGCTGACTGCTGACTGGGTGACAGGTAACACCAGCGCCGACAGCGAGATCTATGGCAGTGCGCAGAAGCTGCGCGATCGTGCGCGGCAGTTGTGCCGGGATAACGACTACGCGCGACAGGCATTGCGCGCGATTGAAGGCAACGTGATCGGGCAGGGCATCCCGTTCCAGTCGCAGGTGCGGATGCAGCGCGGCGGCAGGCTTGACACTCAGGTCAACGATGCGATCGAGGCGGGATGGCGGCAGTGGACAACTGCGCGGCATTGCCACACCGGCGGCAAGCTGAGCTTTGCCGACATTGAAAGGCTAGTGATCCGCGCCTGCGCTGAGAGCGGCGAGGTGTTCATCCGACTTGTGCGGCAGAGCTTTGGTGGCAGCACTGTGCCACTGGCGATGGAGGTGATCGAGGCAGATCAGCTTGACGATGGTCTCAATGGCCGCAGCCAGCAGGGCAATGAGATCCGCATGGGCGTGGAGGTTGACGGATGGGGCAGGCCGATCGCGTATCACTTCCTGGCGTATCACCCGGGCGATTACCAGTTCAGCAACCAGCAAATCAGCACGCAGCGCCACAAGCGCATCCCGGCTGAGGAGATCATTCACCTTTACCGCGCCGAGCGACCCGGCCAGACGAGGGGTGTTACATGGTTCGCCAGTGCAATCCAGCGACTGCATCACCTGGCGGGTTACGAGCAGGCCGAGGTGGTGCGAGCACGGGCCAGCAGCGCACTGATGGGCTTCATCACCAGCCCCGAGGGCGAGCTGATCGGTGATGACGTGATGGATGGTGATCGCGTCTCGAACTTCGAGCCTGGCGTCTTCAAATACCTCAACCCTGGCGAGTCGGTCACAGTGCCGAGCCTGGACAGCCCCGATGGTCAGTTCGAGCCATTCCTGCGCGCGATGCTGCGCGCCATGGCTGCCGGCATCGGATGCAGCTACGAGACGATCTCGCGCGACTTCAGTCAGACCAATTACAGCAGCAGCAGGCTGAGCCTGATTGAAGACCGCGACCACTGGCGAATTCTGCAATCGTGGATGATCGAGAACTTCCATCGCCGCGTGTTCCATGAGTGGATTGAGCTGGCGGTGCTGAGCAATGCGCTATCACTGCCCGGCTACGAGCTGGCACCCGATCGCTTTAAGGCTGCGCGCTGGATGCCGCGCGGCTGGGCATGGGTTGATCCTGCCAAGGAAGTGGCCGCATACAAAGAAGCTGTGCGGTGCGGCTTCAAGACGCTGGGCGAGGTGGTCGCAGAACAGGGCGGGGATCTTGATGAGCTGCTGCTGGCGCGGCAGTCCGAGCTGGCGATGCTCGATCAAATGGGCATCGTGGTTGACAGCGATCCGACGCAGGTGACCGGCGCCGGCCAGCAGCAGATGCAGCCATACCCAGAGACGCAACCACCTACCGAGGAGCCCGCCTAATGGCCAACGTCAACGGCACCGAGATCAACCTGATGCCGACC